ACATACATCTCACGGCTGTTTCTCCGCATGGCTTCGGATATCTTCTTCCGAAGTTCCCTGTTCTCCCTGTGGAACTGCAGAAACCCGTCCTGTATCCGCCCATAGTAGATAGCCAACGCATCCTCATACACGTTCGGATCGTCAGGCTTCCAGTACAGCCCCCTGTTTATCAACGCAAGGTCGTTGTCATGGCTCTTCATACGCTCCTCCAATAAAAAAACGGGCATAAGTCTTTCGGCTCATACCCGCAATCATGCGTCTTACTTACTTGTCTTTGCCAGCTTCTACAAAAGCCTCTATCGCTTGTTGCTTCAATATCTCCCGACGTTGTGCATTACTGACTATAGCCCATATACCAACAGTCGCCATCACTAAGCAAACAACAATTATCAGTATCTTCTTCCACTTCTGCATATTATTTACCTTCTCTTCCTGTCCGGCCCGCCTTCAGCCCAGTAGTCTACAAAGTTGTTGGTCGCCATGTTAACATCCCGTCCGGCACAGCACAGCCCTATCAGCAACCCTACAATCAGTATCGCAAGCGCTATGGTGCCCGCACTGTCCCCAAACTCCGTCCCGACCCAGTACACAATACCTATCAGCAAAAGTAATCCAAGCATCGCACATGCCCCCTTACTGCACAGTACCGCCAAGATGGATGTCATCGTGGACGTTTCCGGCTATCTGCTCTTTCAGATAGTCCTCGTATACTTCGCTCGCCCTTCTCTTATGGGCCTCCACAAGGATGCCGTATATCTTCAGCCAGTCCGTTTTGTCCAGCGTGTCATCGTCCAGACACTCTTTCACCCGCCGGAGCAGCTGCTCCTTCCTCTCCTGCGTCAGTTTCAGCCTGTCGTCCATTAAATCCCCCCTAACATCTTCAGCACTTTCTTCAGCCGGTCAAACACCACCGCGTATTCAGACTCCTTCGCGTCCTTCCACGCAGTGTACTCCTCGTCAATGTCCACCGTCGGCTCTGCCCCGTTCTCCACCAGGAAACTGTACAGGCTCTGCACCGATACGGTCAGTTCCAGCGTGTCATACTCCTGGGCCAGAACGTAAACAACGTTCCCGCCTTCTGTCATTACCTCCGCTTCAGCCACAATAGCCCAGCTTCCCGCACACGCCATGATTTCCTTCGCCTTGATTCCAATGATCTTCATTGCTCTTTCCTCCTCTTATTCTTTCAGTATCGCTTCATGCTGCCCGGCGACCCACTCGCCGCTGCCTTTTACCCTGTAGTACCCCTGGTAAAACTTCTCGTTGTTCCAGATCCCCTGGACCGTGCTGATCTGGAACGGCCCGCCTTTGCGGGTCTTGTACCCCTTCGCGTTCAGTTTCTCCACGGTGCCCGTCTTCGTCCGTCCCGCATGCTTCTCCTCCATGATGAACAGCACCACCGGCACTTCTTCAGGATTCACCTCAAGCATGCCGTCCACAACTTTGTACCCCATCGGGGCATTCCCCCCAATGTACCCGCCTTTGCGCGCTTTCCTCGCACGCCCCTGCGGATTGCGGACCGGCTCGTGTTCAAACTCCTTCTCGCCCATTACCCTGACCAGCTTCTCAAGCACATTCCTGTGAATCGCATACCCAGGATAGTCGCTCCACTCCACTGACACCAACTCACATCCGCGTGAAAGCAGCTTTACCTTGCACGCATAAAAGATGAACACGTTCTCCGTCGCTATTATGTTCGACACAACGACCACCGCGTCAATCTTCTTATGTCCCCACGAACCGTACGCAACGTCGCATATGTCGTTTCCGCAGACTATGTCCGCAAGTTCCAGCCCGTGCGTACGGCAGTACTCTTCAATCTCCTTCTTCTGCTTTTCCGCATCAGGCTTCCGGCAGTTCGTCTGCACAAACCCTATAGCCTTCTTCACACTCTCACCCCCTTTATTATTTGGCTACGCATAATATTATACCACATATACGTTAACTTTGCAAATTTAGTTTATTTTGCGTTGTCCACAATCCAGCAGACCTTCCCGCTCCGCCTGTCGATCACGGCAACTGAATAGTCCATTCCATCTAACATCCTCGTAAACATGTCCACACTCATCCGCTCCCTGGTAAGGTTCTGCGCAAGACTGCTCTGCGACATGCCTATCCGCTCCCCTAACACCTTCTGCGTCATCTTCCTTTCATTCAACGCACTCCTCAGTATCGCCTTGTCTTCCATAACCTCTCTCATCGATGTGTACCCCCTTCTTTGTTTGCTATATTATTATATCATAAATTCATTTATTGCACAATCCTTTTTTAATTTTTGGGGTGCTGACGGGGGTAACAGCTCGTAAACTGCCCGCCTTATATACCCCCTAGGGGTATACCCGTTACTAGATATTGTGTCTTATACTGATTTTTTGCCCGTATAAACACTATATCTTGTGGTTTATAACTTCATGAAATCATGATATAATGTCAGTGTGAAAGGCGGACAACGTTCCCGTAAGCAACGTTACGCACGGCGGAAGGCAATACGCACGGCGGGGCAACTTGAAAACTTGACAGAAGTCCAACGTACAAACGACGGACATACCCCGAATCCTTACCATAAGGGAAAGACATAGGGTATGTACACGGGTATTGGTAAGCCCCGCAAGGCGAAAAGCGGGCGGATACATACGGCGGACAGCATGCAATATCTAACCCTGTACACGGCGGATATTTGAGAGTCCAACGTGTACGGGAATCGGAAGGCGGAACGGCGGAACAAATGAAAATGAAAGGAAGTACAAAACAATGGCAAAAAACCTTTTAATCCTTTGCACGGAATACAAGGCAATGAAAGCACGGGAAGAAGAACTTAAGCGGGAAATGGAATCCGTAAAGGCGGAAATTATTTCCATAATGGGCGGACAGGAAAAAGTTACATGCGGACAGTACACCGCAACAAATCAAACAATAACTTCCCGTGTTATTGATACTAAACGCCTTAAGGCGGAACGCCCCGACATTGCAACCGAATACACGGAAGAGAAAACGACATCCCGATTCACTGTAAAGTAAACCCCCGCCCGCCTTCCGATTCCCGTACATGGTAACGGGAATCATATCATTATGAAAGGAAGTATAAAACCATGGCAAAGGAAAGGAAAGTAACCCTTAAGGAACGGCGGGAAAGCCCGCTTTATAACAACGGCTTTATATGGAACGGGAACGGAAAATTATTGGACTACGACGACACGGAAAGCCTTCTTGCGTTCCGTTATGCACAATTCAACACACGGGCGATTATCGATTGCCCGTTCCGTTCGGCGGGCTGTACAGCCGTATGCTATGCAACAAAAGGCAATCACGTTTTCCCGTCGGTAAAAGCGAGCCGTGCCCGTTCCTATGAAGAAAGCAAACGGGCGGACTTCACTGAATCCGCCGTGTTTACAATCCGCACGGAAAAGCAAAGCGGGCGATATAAGAACGCCGTTATGATAATCCGTATCCATGAATCGGGCGACTTCTACAGCGTGCAATACTTGCGGAAATGGTTGCACGCATGGGCGGATTTCAAGCCCGCCGACGGCGTGTTATTTGTGTTCTACACTAAGTCGTTCCCGTTCTTCCTTATGCTCAGTGAGGAAGAAAAAGCCCTGTTGAACATGTTACTGATGTCGGGCGTTGTTGTTATGAATCTTTCCGTTGACGATACGACGACGGCGGAACAATGGAAAGCATACGTTGAAATGCGGAACACTTTCCCGCTCGCTAATACGTACGCCGTAACGGAAAAGACGACGGCGGAAGACGACGTGTGCAATTGTGAGAATTGTGCAAAGTGTGGAGCGTGCAATAATGCACGGGGCGGGCGGAAGGTGGTAGTCATTCATTCCGCAAGCGAGGAAGACAAGAAGGTGTATCGGGCGAACAAACGGGAGCGGGCATAAGCCCGCCCCGCCCCGCATGAAAGGATGTGTACAGAATGACCGCTCAGAACGCTATAGACAACAGACAAACGGAAGACATTATATTTGTAACCTACACTTTTACGGGCGGAACATGGCACATGAAAGTGTTATATGACAGTAGGAAAACACCCTATGACATCCCGCTCGCTCTTGCGGACTACCCCGTCGAAACACAAAACATTGAAGGCGACTTGACTATCGCCGTTATATGAAAGGAAGGTATGAAACATGGAACGCTATTACCACAACAATGAAACGGACGTTATCGAGGAACTCGACATTATCCGCTCCGACTATTATGACGTTTTCGGGGATGACTATGAAACATTCGACGACTATCTCAACGCATGCATGACATGGAATAACGGGGCACTGACTCCCGTATCCGTTCGGCTCGCCGACGTAAAGCGGGAACTGAACCGAAAATTGGAACTCGCCCGCAAGTACGGATACAGTGAATATGAGGAAGAGATACTCGACCTTATGGAACAGATGAATGAACTCAGCAAGTACGCACGGGAGCGGGCATAAGCCCGCCCCGTTCCAGCTCACGACGACGATATGAAAGGAAGGTACAAACCCATGACAGCACAGGAACACATCGACTTTGCCTACAAACAGATAGCGTGGCACATTAGTCAGATTGAATGGGCACGGCTACAGATTGCATGGTGCAATGACAGGCTGAAACAGGCACGGAAAGACGATACCGAACTGAAAGCCTTTGCCATGGCTGACCGCCCCGATGATCCCATGACCGCCCGCATTTTCGGCGGGAAGTATATCGGCACGGAAACCCGTAAACTGATGAATGAGCGTGCCCGCTACTATCGGGACATCAAAAGCGGTGAGCGGTGGATTGCCAAGTATCGGAAACAAATCAGCGACTTCTCCCGCTACCTGTAAGACATCGACAGACGGCGGACGGGTGGACGGCAGCCCGCCCGTCGTAGTCGATGCCGTACGGCATCAGAACACCACACGACACGAAAGGAAGGTATCCCGCTATGACTCACCCGCTCGTCATCAATGACATTCCCGTCACCTCGTCATACACAGTGTATGACCGCGACACAGGTCACCATGTGTTCACATGGTTTGACACTGAGAAGTACGGCGACATCCCGCCCGACATCGCATTTCTTCCCGTCGATGGAATCCGCACGGAAGGCGGTATCCTGTGCATCGATACCCACACGGGAAACACCGCCCCGTGATCCGACGGCGGGCGGGGATGTCCACCAGGGCACTCCCGCCCCCGCTCCGCTCCGCAACACCGCACGACATAATGAAAGGAAGGTGTCCATATGAAGACGTATTTCGTTCAGACAAAATGTGACGGCGAGGTATCCAGCTCCGTCAAGACACTCCACGAACTCGCATCACTGTACGAACTCGACCAAGAAGCGTGCTACCTCGACGACATCGTCGCCTACGATATCAGCGACTACGACCACCCCGTGAAGGTCAACGTATACGAAACAGTAACCCCGTACCTTGAACAACGGCGATGGATGGAACAGGAATACAGGGACTACTGCGAATTGGTTAACGAATACGGGTATAACTACCCGAACGACGAACTTATCCTGTGACCGCCACCCTTCGGGAGCGGGTCGCTCCGCTCCCGTTTTCACTGTTGACATATACGTCAACTTCCTGTATAATGTTGGCATAATCTGAAAGGGGGAAAATTCCCATGGCACAGACATTCACATCAGCATCCACGAGCGTGAACCGCTCCAAACTGCCCGCCGTCTATAGGAAGGCGAGGCTGTCCCGCTCGACTCCGTTCGTCATTGACTACGGATGCGGGAAGTACACGGAACACATCGCCACCGCTCTGCATGAACAGCAGAAAATCCTCTACCCTTACGACCCCTACAATCAGCCCGATGCTGTAAACGCCCACACGATTGACTTCATCCGTTGGGCGATGAACAAACGGATTGAGGTTGACCTCATCTGCTCCAACGTGCTGAACGTCATCGACTCCGATGCCGTCGTGTCCCGCATCTGCCACGACATCGAAGAGATTGTCACGACCACGGGCGGGACGGGCTTCGTCACTGTCTACGAAGGCGACCGCTCCGGCACGGGACGGCAGACGGGTCGTGACCAATATCAGCGGAACGCTCCGCTCCGTGATTACCTTCGGTTCTTCCACAATGCCACCATCAAAAACAACATGATTATCATCAAAGGAGGAAAATGACCATGGCTACCATTAAGAACCTCACTGTCAACACTGACCGCTCCGTAACTCTGACCACCGACACAGGGGACATCCTCTCGATGTCCTCGGCCCTTGCGGGCATTCTCCGCGAGCAGTTCGTGAAGCACGACTACAGGGATGCCATCCGCAACACTGTCAATGACATGGACGGCGAGGACATCGCCGTCGGCTCGCTCGACATCACGGAAGACGAGTTCATCGGCGAGGTGTTCGCCCAGCTCGAGGATGAAATCGAATACGGCAACTATCCTTCCGAGGAAGCCGTCCGCGATGCCATCATCTACACGGCAGAGTGCTACGGCATCTGCATCGACGAGTGAAAGGGGTGACCGCCATGATGTACACCATCGAATTCAAGAACCCCGTGCTGAATACACAGGATGTCATCGGATGGAACATCACCACGGGACAGGCGGGCGTGTGGAGCGGACTCCACGGGGAGCGGGCTTACTTCCCGCTCCTCTCCGAGGTCGCCCGCTTCATGCGTATCCTTAAGGCTGAAGGCTACAACACGGCGGACATGAACGTAGTGAAAGTATGAGAGGAGTGATAAAATGATCCCCGTTCTCTTCATTAACTGTCTGCGTGAGCGGTTCGTCGATTGGATTATCGGCGGGCTGAAACTGTACGAAACCCGTACGAGGAACACACTCAAGAAACTGCTCGACACGTACCTCGGCGAGCGGATTCTGATAGCGGAAACGGGGCGGGGCGACCCGCTCGTCCGCTGTTCCGCCGTCATCGACCAGGTCATCGCCGTCTACGACCAAGCCACATGGGAAGAATACCTTCAGTTCACTTGGATACCCGTCGGCTCTGACTACGATTGGAAGGGCAGCACGAAGGTGAAGTACCTCTACCATCTGAAGGATGTCCGCCCGATTGCCAAGCCGTTCCGCCTTCCCAAGTCGTGCCGTCGGCACGGGCGGGTGTGGGCTGAATATGATTGGGGGTGTGCATTATGAATAACACTATCGACCAGGTCACTGCCTTCTTCGACACCTGTAAAGCCTATTGGCTTCGGAAGGGCGACTCCGCACGGGTCGCCACTTCCAAGGCCCTGTGGTGGGATTGCATCGAGGTATGGAACTTCGACCGCTCGTGGAACGATGCCAAACGGCAGTTCGCTTCCATGTTCGGTTATAAGGAAGGCGACCCTGTTCCCGCTCCCGAAGTTGTCGAGCGGGGCGAACGTTGGTATTGATTTCTACGTTAACTTGTGATATAATATTGGCATAACAGAGAAAGGAAGGTGTCCCCTATGGCTAAACTGACGAACGTATCCTGTGAGTACACGGGCGGTGGAATCTACGTGTTCACCGCTCTGCTCAACGATGAAGTATGGTTCACTACCGACTTCATGACCTACGACAACTACGGGTGCTACGATGCTCCGCCCGCCGTCGTGGAAGAGGACCTCCGCCCCGACGGAACTATCAACTATGACGGACATTGGAAGAACCCGTCCGCTCCGCTCCCGCAGTGGATTGAAATCGTCATGTCCCTTCGGGCTGCGGGTATGGACTTCACGGCAGACGAGGTCGAGAAACGACTCCCCGCTGACAAGTACTGCCGTGTCGGCGAGAAGAATCTTCCCGACAGCGACCCGCACACCCGCCGTCTTGAGGACTTGGCTCTCATCATCGAAACCTTTGAGGACTTCCTTGAGGAGAAGGGCATCGACATCCCGAACCCCGAACGTGACGACGACCCGTGTGGCTCTCTCATCTACGGCACAGATTACGGCATCCTGTCCGACCGCATCGAGTCACTGCTCGTTCGGCTCGGCATGATGAAAAGAGAGGAGTGATACCATGACGTACTGCATCGAGTCCTACGAGGACAGTGTCGGCATCGTCGCCGAAATCGTACAGGACAAGTACGAATCTTCCTACAGACTCCAAGTCATTCAGATGCTCGACGAGAGCCGTGGGTTGCTCGTGTTCGGCGGAACGTACGCAACCATCCCGAATGCCCGCCGTGCCATGCGTAGGCATATGAACGCTCCCATCGTCAAGACATTCGACATCCGCGACAAGAAAGGAGAACAGTAACATGGAAGACATCAGAACGTATGCCGTCGGCAACGGCGAGATTACACTGACCGCACAGGATGCGGAAGAACTGCGGATCATCCTTCAGACGGAACATCTCCGCAATGTCATCGACGAACTCATCGAGCAGAGGAAAGACTGCTTCAGTTTCCATGGCCCCCGCTCCCGCCGTCACTTCGTCGATGAGATGCTCCGTCTCAACAGTGACCTCATCGACTACGACTCCACGTACTACACGGAGATGCTCATCGAGAACATCTTCCGCGAAGCTGAAGCCAAAGGGATTGCGAGGTGATGACCATGCTTCATGCTCTTCCTCAAGCCTACCGCACGCCTGGCGGTATGTCCTGTTACACCCCGTTCCTCCGCCTTGCGGAACGTCCGCATCTGCTGATAGCCGGAGCAACAGGGAGCGGTAAGTCCGTCGCTCTGAACGGGATCATTACTTCCATTCTGATGACGGAATCCCCGTTCCACTGTCAGTTCGTTCTCATCGACCCGAAGAAGGTTGAGCTGGTTCAGTACGCTGACCTTCCGCACACTGCCCGCTACGCTTCGGAACACCCAGACATCGTCCGTGCCTTGCAGTGGGCCGTCGAGGAAACCGACCACCGTTTCACTGTCATGCAGAAGGCGGGTGTCCGTGAGTACGACGGGTCCCACCTGTACGTCATCGTGGACGAGCTGGCTGACCTCATGGTTTCCATTAAGAAGGAAACACTCCCGCTCCTTCAGCGACTCGCCCAGGTCGGGCGGGCTGCCCGTGTCCATGTCATCGCCTGTACGCAGAACGTACTCGCCGTGACTATCCCGACAGTACTGAAGTGCAACTTCTCCACTATCCTTGGACTCCGTACCTGTAACGCACAGCAATCCCGCTTCCTTATCTCATCCACAGGATGTGAGATGCTCCCCGACCCCAAGCGTGAAGGCAAAGGCTATGGCTTCATCCGCGACGGGGCTGACCTTGAGAAGATTCTCATCTACAAGTACCCCGATGCCGACACAGATGCCGTCATCAAATGGTGGACATCCTCCGCCTGTATCGCCGTCTAAAAATTATCTGTACATTTACGTTAACTTGTGGTATAATATACACGTAAGAAAAAGAAAGGAAGGTAACCCACTATGACAAAGGCTGAACTGATTGAACGCATCATTGATACTTTCAATGATATGTCGGGCGAGTGCCCGACGGACTACCTCGGCATGGATTCTCTCACGCTTGAGGAAGCGACCATGTACCTGGCTGAACGCAGAGCGGATGAGCGTTCTGCCGACCTCACCCCCGACGAATGCCTGCCGGACGAGGTGACACCCGAACTGTTCATGGAAGCAGAGAACTGCTACATCCGCATGATGAAGTTTGAAGCCAGGGTTCAGCGACTCGCTGAATGGATCACAGACAATGATTGCACATGCGAGTACGCCAACTACTACTACCCTGTCCACGACGACGCCATCGACATCGTCCCCGTCGATTACATATGGGAGAAGTTTCCCTTCAAGATGAAGGATGACATGCTCCCGAACCCGCTCGTGCTAATCGAACTCGGACAGCGGAGTCCTGAGTTCAGCCCGAACCACGAGTACTGCTGGTACGACAAGGAAAAGAACCAGCTGTACAGTTGTAACGAACCGTTCCGTGACGGTGTCCTCGACGCCAATGCCTTCGCCCGCTTTATTCTGCTCGATGCCGAAGCCTTCGGCTACATGTTCGACGACATCATTCCCGAAGATGAAATCCCGTACATTCTCGGATGCACAAAGGAGGAGTACATCAATGAGTAAGCACGTAGTGGATACCGTCATCCAGCTTGAGTTCCTCAACGTTGAAGCAGGGAAAACCACGCTCGTCACTGTCCCGGCTGAATGCGGCCGCGAGGAGTTCGCCCGCATCATCCGCAACAAACTGCACGAAGGCGGATTCGTTCTGACCGAGTGCTACATCGACCATGAATTCAGAAGGGAGGACTGACCTATGACCAGGATCGTACGCACCGACTATTACTACTACGTCTACTCCAACGACGAGGATGACATGCTGTGGTACTCCCCGTCCTCTGACGACAAGCAGAAGTGCAACCGCAACCTGCTCAATGCCATTGAGGAAGCCCGTCGTATCCTCCGCCGGAATCCTGCCGCAGACATCGAGGTCGACGCCCACTACTGCGACATGTGCGGCGAGTACGAGGACGGCGACGAAGGCACGTTCACTGTCTGCCTCGGGTGTGAACTCGACCAGGTCGAAGAGAAGATCAGGAAGGAGATGAGGAAATGAACCGTCCGTTCAAAGAATTCTACGAGGACTTCTACGGATGCACTGCGTCCATCCTCCGCCGTCCGTCCGGCGAATGCCTGTTGACCATCCGTATCCCGCAGGGTGACCTCATCCACAGCAAGACCTACCGCACCTATCGCGGAGCGAAGATTGCCCTTGGTATCTACAGCGACGGAACTGCAACACTGAAGACAAGGAAGGAGTGCTGACCATGAAGATTAAGCATTGGGCGGGCTACGGCTGCGTTACGGCCGAGCGGGTAAAGGACGGCGATTGTAAACTGCACGTCCGTGTTATCGGAAACCATGAGCAGGGATTGCGCACCAGGTGGAACGACACAGCCTATGATTGGCTGGTCCACAGGTTCGACAAATCCGCTCCCGAACGTTACGACCCGACAAAGATGGGTGTCATCATCGAGGAAGGATTCACCTCTGAGCGGAACGAGTACGGTAACTACACCGAGCAGTGTGACTACTTCTTCATCTACTGACCTTGACAGACAGGAGCTGGGTGACAGACGGCTCTTGTAGCCAGGGCCAGACCTTGGAGAAAGAGAGGACATTCCTATGGCACTGAAGAACCCGAACCTCTACCCGCAGTTCTGTGTGTATGTGTGGAAAGAAACGCAGAACGACGACGGCGAGTGGGAAGCGTACGTGTCCTGTCAGGACAAGTTCGACAACGAGCCGGATGCCTTCGCTCTGTACAAGAGCATCAGCATCGGCGACGGCATCGTCGAGGTTGACCTGGAGAAGCACACGGAGTACGACACCATTCCCATCCGCCACAAGGACACCATGAACGGTTTCTCCGAATACATCTACTGACCAACTGCCCGCCCGTGGGCATCGTACGCGGGCAGAAAGGACACTGCCGTGTCAGAAACGCAGAAGAAAATCTACCGCTATCTCCGCGATCACGGGCTTGACATCTCCATCTACGTGGATGACTTCCGCCACCAGGTCGCAGACACCATCGTTATCATCAGCATCAGCATGTGGGGCTACGGCGGATGCTATGCTGATTGGGCAACGCTCCGGCAGATCCTGTCCGAACCCGATTGCCCCGTCGTCATGGAGTCCATCGAACCCGACGAGCGCAAACGCAAGTTTGCTTTCGACCGCCTTATTTGGAGAGGAGAATGATTATGGAAAAGTATCAGAAGGATACCCTGCTCCAGTCCCTTGAGGTCATGGAGAAACACATCGCCGAGATGAAGGACACCATCGCATCGTATGCCAATGACCCACAGTTCTGTTATTCCACATGCACCGCCATCTCCACGTACGCATCCCAGCTTGCGGGAAACGTACAGGAACGCCGTGGCTTCTGCTATGCCCTGTCCATCCTCGGATACCGCGTCGAGTGGGACGGCGACCATGCCGTCGATATCGTGGAGGTGAAGTGACATGACCGAGCAGAAGAAAAAGATTGACTCCGTGGCTGATGCCGTCTACTATTACATGGTAGAGCTGCAGAGCCAGGTCGAGATCCTCCGCGACATCGGCCTTGACAAGGAATGCGAGGAACTCCGCTCCATCACAGACGAACTGAATCGGTTCGGCATCAGTCTTCTGAACCGCAAAGGCAAACGTCGCCGGTCCTGACCTCGGCAGACGGGCGGTCAAACCCAGGCTGACCGCTCGTAGCCGATGCCAAGCCATAGCATCGGGTTTACTTCCTTTCTTTCGCCCGCTCCCATAGCCGGGGAGCGGGTCTTTTTTTATGCCTTTCTTTATGCACATCTTGCCGTCCCGCTCCGTGCATAACCGCTCCATTCATGCATTTTTACAAGCGCATAACACCGCATAAACGCTATGTTTTACGCAGCTTTTATGCAAAATCAAACGGGCCGTGCATCACCTGGCGAGGATATACCACGGGCCGTACGTTAACTCTTCGTAAAACTATTGTTTTACGAAGAGTTGCTTCGCACTCCACCCGCTGACCGCCATTCCGCTCCGCAAGTTCTGCATATCCGCCTGTATCGGATGAATACACCGCTCTTCTTCGGATCAGCACCAGGTCGCTCCGCTTCCCGCTCGGCTCGTTTCCAAGGCAAAAGCAACGTCAGGCGTCGAATACTATATATATTATTATATTTCCGTATAAGTAGTATATATATATTATGACAAAAGAAACAGGCACAGGTATTATCCCGTGCCTGTTATGTGTCACTCGTCGCTCTCATCCGGCACGGCTTCGATGAGTCGCTGCCGTGCGGTGTCTGTGTCCATTCCCTGTAGCGGGTTGTTCGGTGTCACGACCACGTCCGCTATGTCCTTGTAGTTAAACCAGTTCTTCGACAGGAAGATACCCGATGCGGGATTTATCTTTCCGTTCAGCATAAAATCTGCCCACATTTCCTCGATAAATGCTACAGCTTTTTTAACAATGTCAGAGTGTGTGCTATTCCTATACTCCCCATTTCTCCATGTACTCAGCGTTTCCCGTGTTATTCCAAGCCAATTACACATACCTACTATCTGAGGTTTGCGGTCGTTCTCAACGCAGTGTTGGAAGTACTCGCCTATCCTTTGCTTGACCTGTTCTGGGTCAGAGATATCGATAGGCGGGAGATCCCATGCGACGAGTGCGAAGCGAACGTAGCGTGCGTTGTCGCCAGGTTCACCGCTATCAGCAGTAAGATCTTTCATCCAATCCGAGCCTCGGTTGCGTTTCTTTTTAACGATTTGAGTTGCCTGTTCATCGGTGAGGTCAGTGTTTTTCTTCGGCATATTGAATCACTCCTTTAAGGTTGTTCCATGGTAGGTTAACGTAGAGCTGGGATGCCGATGCGAATAGAGGTTTGGCATCAGCGAGGTAGTGGGTGATACGTGGGTTATCGCACGGTTCGGAAACATAGGAAGCGGAGAAGCGGGACGGAAGGGGCATCACAGGGTGGCAGAGGAAGTTAAGGGCATCCTGTTCAAGGTGTTCGTACTTGGTAGAGTTGATAGCGTCGATTACTGTGGCATCCAATCCGTCGGTACGGAACTTAGCGAGGTTCATAAGCATGACGCCAGCGTTATAGTACGGGTGGGTGGTATGGTTGTTATTACGTGTTTCCTCGACGGCGGCGAAGTAGTATTGGGAGATATCGTAGTGCCAGAGGTCTTCGACGGAATCGGACACGATGGTATCGGGGTCGAGCCACAGTACGCGATCCACGTAGGTGGGAAGGATGCGGGTAAGGGCGGCACGAAGGGTGGTCATAACGCCGTACCAGTGCATGATGTTAGGGCCGGCGGGGTTAAAGATTGTTTGGCGGGACACGTTGATGCACTGAAACACAGGGGGAAGGCCTTCAGCAATCTCGTCGTTGTCCACGAGAAGGAAGACTTTGTCCACAATATTGTGGGCAAGGAAGGACTTTGCAGAGGTCAGCATCATGTCCTGTACCCTGTGGTCAGCTGCGTATACGACGTAGCGGGACGGTGGGTCGGTATGCGTAAGCCAATACTGCACGACGGGGAAGTCATCCCATCGTTCAAAGCCAGCGAAGTGGCGGACTCTGTGTCGTTCTGCGTGGCCGGTGATATCAAAGCCAGGCACGGTGACGTTGTACTCCGGCGGGAGCGGGTCAAATCTGTTCATGCAGATGAGGTTGAAGGCATCCTGTTCGGGGTACGGGTGGTAGGTAGTGTTAAGTTCGGAGATAATGAGGTCATCCTTGCCTTTATCCCGAAGGCGGGCGAGGTTAAGAAGGACAATGCCGAAGTTAGCGTAGGGGCGTTGGCGAAGGCGAGAGCCTTCGGGTTCGATGACGGCTGCGTAGTAGGCGTGGGAGAGGTCGTAAGTCCAGAGGTCGTCAAGGGAATCGCAGACGATAGTGTCAACGTCGAGGATGAGTGCCCGTTCCGCATCGGGAAATATCTTGGTAAGGGCGGTCTTTAAGAGGATCATGTAGGTATACTTTGTGCGGTAGCACGGCCCCGTAGGCGGGAAGAATGTCTGTCCTGTAACGTTGACACAGGTGACGTTTGCGGGGGTAGCGTACGGGAGAGAGTCGTCCTCGATAAAGAGGTAGACATGTACGTCAGGGTTATAGGCGAGAAGGGAGTTATAGGCGGCTTTAAGCACGGGATAGAGCTTGCGAGTAGAGAAGTATGTGACTATCTTCTCGCCCGGCTTGGTGTGGATAAGCGGGTTTGCCATAAGCATCATCCTTTCAGTTCGTCGATAAGTTTACAGAGTCGTTCGCAGGCGTGCCCGTCACACTTGTCAGCAACGAGGTCGCGGGTTCGTTTCTCTATCGGGGAGAGCGTGTGTGAGATGCGTGCGAGGTGGAGCATCCCGTCCTCTGTCGTGCAGTATCGTGGCGAGTACTGGCGGGGGTAGTTAAGGCACATTCCCCGCAAGCGGGTATAGCCTAGGGATTTCTCAAACAGCACGCAAGGCTTGCCAAGAAGGAAGCCGTCAAACATGATTGAGGAATAGTCAGTGATAACAACGTCGCAATCGATGAGGTACGGGATTGAAGGTTCAGTATTTGGGATCTGGATAATATGTTTGTATGTCTTGTCGAGTATGTTCGGTGTGTCGGGATGGTACTTTACTGCGAGTATCTCGCCATCCGTGAGCTGCGTGTCGATGTAGTCATAGTCAACATCGTGGAGCGGTGTCTCTCCGATATCGCGGAAGGTCGGCACGTACAGGTACGACCTTTTGTCTGCCAGGGCAGTATGCCCGTCACCCTTGTGCTTCCCGACATAGGCATCCGTGTAAGGAAGCCCGTAAGGAAGGATGTTACGCTTGGGAACGTAGGTACAGCGGTGGTATATCCCGATGACACCCGACCCCGCCGCAATGACGTAGGATATCCGCTCGTGAAAGTTCACCCCGATGTATGCGTTGGGCTGGTCATGCCCGATGTTTTTACCGCCGTGGATAGCGTGCCATATCATGATGCACTTGCCTGGTGTCACGGCGGGAAAGATATCTGTCACCATGAGGTCATACTTACCCGACGTGGCTTCCCGTTCAAAGTTCGGGTCGCGGGTACAGATGAAAACCTTCTCGCCGTGGTAGGCTTCAAAGATGGCGCGGATGTTATCCGCTCGGTTGTATGAGCGGAAGCTGGCGAATAACACAGGCTTACTCATGCAACGACTCCTGCCTTTCCATCACAGTATCCCATGACATTCGCCGATACTGTTGCCAAAGCGAAGACTTCCATAATGGTTTATCTGACGCATAGTGTTTGATTCGTATTCTGTCTGTTGGGAAGTCTGGACTGATTGCTGGCATAACATTATATTCATGTGGCAACGGCACAATCATTTCATGGCAAAGGATGTTTATTGCGTCCTGATCCGGGTATTCGTATAAAGAAGAGGTTACTTCCTTTATCAGTGACTCATCCATGCCAGACGATGTCATCTCGCGAATGTTCATGTACATCACGCCGCTGTTGTAATACGGGCGAATCGGATAGCTTGGTCTTGCGTTGTCTGATTTGATGGCTGAAATTCCGGAAGACAACAGTTTAAATCCGTTCAGATATTCAATCGTAATCTCATTAACGTCTTCCGCTACCATTGCAAATAGTTTTCCTGTAAGATCCGTGTTGAATACTTCAGAGATATCACCGAGAACAAGCGTATCCGTGTCAAGATAAAGCGCTGTGTCTATGCCTGGCAGAATTTTACCGATTACGAACCGCATGTTTGCCATGTATGTCCAAGTACTGTTGTTAAATGGAAACCACTTTTGGTCTGATACATTTATGCACTCAACGAATGACGGGAGATATTCAGGAAAAACATCGTCCTCGATAAAGAAATAAATTTTGTCTATATTGTTGTGACATAAGGCAGACTTTGCAGCGACAGCCATGGTATTGTAGATATTTCTTGTCCCGCAATAAACAATTATCTTATCCATGCAGGTCACCCTGTCGTTTCATGATTTCTTCCCATGTCATATTGTAAAATTTCTTCACAGGACCAAAGTGTTTCCAATACTTAATGCCTGCATAGTGAAGAATGCGGTCACGTTCCGCCTCGCCCGTAATGTGTGAGTACACTGTGACATTGTAGTCATTTGGGAGCTGGTAGATATGCCCCTTGCAAAGCGTGTTGAATGCATCCTGTTCCGGGCAACAGTAGTGGTCTGTATTAATTGACTCAATCAACCTGTCACCCATTCCGTCGTCACGCAGTTTTTTGAGATTCATCATGATTACGCCGAAGTTGGCATACATATCATTTGCGTTTTCCTTGACCCTTGCCTGTTCTGCAACACCTGCAAAGTAATAACCGTCCAGGTTGATGTCCCAAAGATCACTGACATTCTCCGTAATAACAACGTCGATATCAAGCGAAAGCACCTTGTCATATTCGGGGAACATCAATGGATATGCCGTACGCATCATGCACATGTACGTCCAGCAGTTTTCATAGTTTGGCCCATGCTTGTCAAACAATCCTGTTTCACTGACATTCCTGCACTCGATAATATCAGGTATCTCATACGGGAACGTGTCATCCTCAATCAGAAAGTACACTTTATCAACTGGAGTTGTAGCAAGCAGGGACTTCACGGACGCGATCATGCTGACATAGGTTTCCTTTGTACCGCAGTAGACAACAACACGCTTGTCTTTATCTGGCCGATCATCTTTTGTTTCA